CCCGCGTGAACCGCTCGACGGTCCCAAAGAGTACCAAATGGGGATACCACGCTTTTTTATTCCCGGCAATGACTTTCGCCGCTTTCGCCGCCTTTTCAACCGCGATTCGTAAGCTCCTGCGGAGTGCGCCGGTCCTGACGGGGCATTCGGCCCGCGCAGTATCGCGCACGATCATTGCCGCTTTCCCGAGCTTTTCCAGCGTGTCGGCGTTGATTACGGCCATGACCTCGTCGTAATGGTCTACTATGGTGACTTTGTACGCCATGTCACCCTCGCCGCTCGATACAATACAGCGTCATCCATTCATTCCGCTCGTCCGCGTTAATGACCGCGCCGATGTCGAACACCCGCCCGTCGAAGAGGAGCCGGTTGGCCGGGGAAATGCCGCGCCGGAAGCGGATAGTCACCTCATGGGTTACTTCCGATTGCGCCTGTTCCGCCGCGAAGAACTCGCGCCCGGAGATCGGACGCATCCGGGCCCATACCGTGGCCACGTCGCTCCACGATTCTGGGTATGAGCCGCTCGAATCCTGCACGGCGGTCGTCGCCTGAATCGTCACGCGGTGGCGAAGTTCGCCGGATGTGCATTTCACCGCCATAGCCGATACTCCGTGACGAGACCTGGGCAAATGAGCTGTGTCGCGTCGGCTTCGCGGTTGACATAGAGGTTCGCGATATTCACAAGAATAAACTGACGTATCGGCTCCGGGACACACAACCCGGACGCGCCGTATCCGCACACCACGCGCGCGACAACCGGCCAATATGGCCGCAAGCTGTCGGTCGGCCAGTCGTATCCGTCCTTTAGGACGATGCGCCCCGGTTCGGATACCGTGTCCGTGTAGTAGTAGCTCGAAGAGAACGTGGTTTCGGTATCATCCACATCGGTATACTTCAGCGACGTGACCGTTGCCAGCGGCGCGCGCGGGATTTCGAGACCGTCCTCGCCGGGGAAATCGTCAAAGTAGATGTCCAGCGTCTGCGTGATGAGCGCGCGATTAAGGAGGAGTTCGGTCTGTTTCCGGACGGTCGTTATGAGCGATGACAGATAGGTATCGTCCGAACGGTCGCCGCCCTGCTTGATGACCGATACGCCGAAATCGCAGGTTGCCGTGCCGACGGTGGCGACAACACGGATATACCGTTTCGCGCCGGTATACTGCTTTTCATACGTCGCGTTGTCGTTCGCCTCGGTGACTTGCGTGAACGCGCCATCGGTCCAATCGGTATACACGGCGTCCGAGTCGGTGTCCGACTCCTGAATCTTCACATCGACCGTGCCACCAGTCCCGTTCGTGGCGGCCTCGAACACCACAAGCGCTTGATAGCCATGGATGTCAACGCCCGTGCCTTTGAGCGAGTACGAGGCGGCGACAGCGTGATCGCCGGGGAATATCGACTGCGAGACGGAAATATTATCGGCGGCGCTTGACGAATCGAGCCGCAGATGCGCCTTGACCGCGGAGAGCGATACCGGCTCAACAGTCGGGGCGGTGTAGGTTGTGACTCTATGGTTTGGTTTGTTCATATCAATACCTATCACGAACGTATTCAACCTCAATTGCGGTGTTTTTACCGTTTCCGGTATAACCAGCGAATTTGATATACATGGTTTCAAATGCGGTATTGGCTGTGAGCGTTTTTGTAAATGTTCCGGCGTCATATATATTCAACGAATCGGTGTATGCGCCAAATCCAAAAGTCGCCCCGGTCTGTGTCATAAGCCGCTTCCCATACGCGATATATGCCATAACCTTGACTGAATCGCCGGCCTGCGACGCCTTTACGGTGATACTATGGTTATTCCACGGTCTGTAATGCCCGGTAGAATCCGCGCCGGTCGCCCCGTTGACGGTGAACGTGGTGAGTATATTTGACGGCCTCCATGATACGGCACGTATCATGCTCTCGACAAGGTGAAGCGCGGTTGCGTTCGGGTATGCCTCTATCTCCGGCCCGTACTGTGTCAGGGTGTCAATATCAGATAGCGCCGTGGGTCCGCCCGCGCCTTGACGGGTGAGCAAAAACCAGTAATTCGTTTCTCCGGGATTTAGGCCGGTGACCGTCACCGATGATGTGGTTGTGTCGATCTGCGCAACAAAGAGCGTGTCGGATGTTCCGGACACAACGCGACACACAAACACGGAATCAACTGCGGCCGGGCGAGTGGTTATAGTGACCTTTGTAGACGTGTTCGACACCAGTTTTGCCGCTATACGTCCGCCATAAGGGTCAGCCGCGTGTGCTATCAAAGCCGCCGTCGCGAACAGGACGGCGATGAGGAGAGTCGCCCATGTTTTCTTCATTGCCGTCCTCCTCGTTTTAGTTGTGTGAAGCGGTCCAGGTGCCGACCTGGTTGACGATAAACCATTTATTAGCAAGCCCATAAATCACGCGGCAACTACCCGCGACACTTCCCGCCACGATGTCCGCCGAGCCGTCGCCGAATATAAGCGAATCGCCGGATGCCGCACGGATGCGGAGCGTGTCGGTATCGGCAACCTGAAAGTCCGCGTACGCGCCGATTGTCGCGCCCGTTTGGAGTAGTACCGTTGATTTTGCCGCAAGGGGCCGACCAATGAACGTAGTGCCTGATCCCCGGAACGAACCCGCCGCATAAAGCGTACACGCCGTCGCGAGACCGGACGCCACCGGCTGTACCTGTTGTGTTGCTTTGAGGTATTTGAACGTCAGAGAGTCAACATCTTTCGTTGCGCCAACAACGAGAGCTTTCGATGCCGTGGTGGTGCCCGCCGTGACACCGGCGAGCATATTCAATTGCGCTCCCGTCGCGGTGACCTGTGTGCCGTTGATTTTGAGCGCCCCGCCGGACGCCACGTTGAAAACTCCACCAGATGCTATGGTCTGCGTAGCTCCGCTCTTAACAGTGAACGACTTCCCGTTGAAAGCGAAATAGCCGCTCTGTTGTGCGAAAGCCACTACCGCGAAGGCCACAATGAGCACGGCAAGCGCGGCGGTGAATACCTGGTTACATTTGATATATCTCATTGAGGTCTCCTTGTCGTTTGTGTGGGGCGGGATGCGCCCGCCCCGTGATCGAACCGGACATACTATTTGTCCGAAGTGGCATCGTTTTAAGCCGTTACTCCGGGGGGTTTTCCAGCGGCGCATTGCTGGGGTGACCGAGGATGACGGCGACGGCGAGAAGCATCGCGCCGGTATTGTTCGCCGGTGTGAGCGTCATTCGAACATACCGCTTGCTCCCGGTATAGCCGATCTTGAATACCGAGTTGTCATTGTCATGACCGAACGAGGCCAGAGCTTCCGTGCCGAGAAGGTCAACGTCGGCGACGCTTGCCGCATCGGAGAGAGTCGGATCATCACCCTCCTGGACGAGGACCGTAATTTCGGTGTCGGAATCGGCGATGCTTCCGGTCATGATGATGAATTCGAGGGAGTCGAAACCCTGCCGGTCGATGATTTCCGTGGTAACGGCGGCATCACCGGTCGAATGATCATACGGGGCGATACCCTTCCGCACGTCGATGTTGTTGTGAAGATCGCGCATTCTATTTTTCCTTTCCTTTGTCGTTGTAAGCATGGGGCGGACACTCACGCACCCACCCCGAACGATATTACGCCGAGAACTTGAGGAATTTGATCGCCTCGAAATTCTTGATGCCGCCACCGACCCGCTTTGAGATGTAGAAATACGTCAGGCCCTTCGTGGTGTACGGGTCGCGGAGAATGGTCATACCGCGCCGGGTTACGATGCGGTAAGCCGCGCGGAAGTCGGCGAGTGCGATGGAATAGGAATTCGCCCCGATGTCGGCCATGTTATCGGAAATACGATACGGAATCCCGTTGATGCTGTTCGGGATGCCCGCCTGAAGGCCCGGTTGCCAGAGGTACTGGCCCATGCCGTCCTTGAGCTTGCGGACGGACGCGAGCGTCGATCGGTTCATGAGGTACGTCGCGTTGGCCTTGTACTTCGTTTTGAGCGCGCCCTCGAGATCGATGAAGGCGTCGGCCGCGTCGGTGGTATTGAACGCGCCGGAAACGCCGGTGGTGATGTAGCCGACCTTACCCCACGCGTAGGATGAATCTGCTATAAACGTGTACGCCGCGATGCCGCGCGCGCTGTTAACGCCCGTTCCGGTGATGAAATCGGTGTCGTCGAGGTCCGCAAACGAGATACCAGCCTCCTGCGTGAGCCAGGCTTCGAGGTCGATACTCGAATCTTCGAGGAGCTTGTTGTACATCGCGGGCATGACATACGACTCTTCCGCGTTGATGCTGATCTTCGCCAGCTTCGGAGCCGTGGTTTCGGAGCGTGTCCCTGTTTCCCCGGTATGCCCTGCGGTCATTCCGGACGTCACAACCGGCTCTTCCCAGCCACCGCCGCCGATGGGCGTCACGGTAGCAAGGTCGTACATGGCGACCTGATCTTCCGCGATGCGGGAGATTGCGCCGACCGTCGCCTGCGGGAGCGTGTACCCGCCATCGGGGTCCGACCCGGCGCGCATGGCTTTGAGTTCGCGCGCCTTTTCGCCGCCATCACCAGCCCGCATATAGCCGCCGGGGCCGAAAATCGCGGCCTTGTGTTCGGCTTCGGCCTGTTCGGTTCCGGGAGCAGGGCGCTGGGCTTTCGCTGTCGCCGCCTTGATCTCGTTGTCGATGGCTTCCAGACGTTCATTCATGGCCGCGAGTTTGGCCTCGTAGTCGGCGGGAGCGTGACCGTTCTTTTCGATTGCGGTGAGCCGCGCATCGTTCGCGGCCTTGAACTCATGAAACAGATTCGCCTGTTCCTCGATGAGCTTTTTGATTTCGTCCACTTTACAGCCCCTTTCGTGTCGTGTGGGGCAAACAAAAACAGAAGGTGAGGCTCCTCACAGCCGTCCGTTTTGTTTCTTGCGCCGCCGTCTCACCTGGCCGGGTGATCGGGCGGACCCCGAATTGTCATTTCTTGCGCCGATTACGCGGCGCGGAACGCCTCCATACTACGCTTGATCGCCGCCTTGATTGATTCGACATCCTCTTCCGCGTCCCACGGAACGAGACTATCAAAACCCTCGGCTACGATACATTTTGCTTGCGAGTTGGAAAACCCTGCGTCCCGCAGTGCCTTTTCCGCGTCGCGGATGGTAAGCCCCGATTTTACGCTCGTTGTCCGGGCTTTGGGATTCGCCGGGAACGTCACGAGCGAGATTTCCATGAGGTTGATCTTTTTTAGTGTCCGCCTCGGCTCTTCCGGTTTCGTCCGGGTCGTCCATTCAACGGCGGTGTATCCTATCGAAAGCCCATTTATTGCCGGGCGGGGTTCCATTTTGAGAAGCTCGTATATCTCGCGGCCCCGCGGGGTGTCCGCGATCTTGCCTTCCACATACAGCCCGATCTGGTCTTCGCGCATTTCGGTCCACACGCCGACTGGAACATCACCGTCAGACGTGAAGCCGTGCTGTGAGAGCATGGCGGGCCATTGCCCGGTTGATTTCGATTGCGCGATTGTCGATTGGAACGCGCCCTCGACAATCATGTCGCCCCAATAATCCACATTGCCGAACACCGCGCCGTAACCCGAAAACGTCATCCCGGAATCGTCGCCGCCGGTCGCTTTGAGTTCACGGATGCCACACTCATACCGTCTCATCCGATTGTCCTTTCTCCCGGCTTTCATCGGGCTTTCCACCAACATTACTGGGTTCTCTCAATATCGCGGCATTGCCGCCCATTGGGTTCAATTCCTCAAGTTCGCGGACCTCGTCCTGTGTCATCCATGCGGGTGAACCGCCGGAGCCGAGGGCTTTCGAATAGAATTCGCCCCTGTCCTTCGATGCGCCGCGCATGAGGCCGTTCACGATAAACTTGATATACTGGCCTTCTTTGCGCTCTTTGGGGGTCAAGAGGTTCTTCTTCGCGCTCTGTTCCACGCGGGTATACACCGGCCCCATCGTATGAACGATGTGGTGAATGAACATCTGCTCGGCGCTCGCATAGGTCGCCGTCTTGTCCGAATATCCCACCATGATCGGCAACACTCCCAGCGCCCGGCATATTTCCTCCACCTGGAATTTCCGTGTTTCAAGGTACTGCATCTGGTCGTTCGGGTAGGACATGGCCGTCCACTTCATGCCGCCCCATACCACTGCGGTTTTAAGCCGGTTACCTTCGCCATTTGACTCCTGCCATGACTCCCGTATTTCTTTGGCCTTATCGGGGCTCAGCTGCTGGTCGGTTGACAGAAGCCCGGACGGTTGCGAACCGTTCTTAAACAGAAGCGCCCCAGCCTCCTCGGTGGCGAGCGCGAGGCCGATTGATTCACGCGCGAGCTTCACCGGTTCCAGCCCCATCCATGTATTCCATGAACCACCCCGGATGTGCCACATGTTGGCCGCGGGGATTTGGAACACATTGCCGCCATCGTCCTGCACCTCATACGACAGGTTCCAGCCGTCGCGCTTCACCGTGACCTGTCCCGGCTCATAGGGGAGAAGCTCGTATACTTCGCCGCGCACGCGGTTGATAAACGAGAAGTGATTGCCGCACAGCATCAGATGATACCCAACCGCTTCCCAGAACCCGAACGCCGTCATCCATTCATTCGGGGAATCGTGAAGGAGATAGTAAAGCGAACTGTCGGTCATCGGTTCGCGCATCCCATTGCTCGCCCGCATGAGTTTGCAGGGGACTTGTGCGAGGTCTTGAGCGACGACACGGGTACACGCCAGCACCGTTGAGACTTCGAGCGCGGTTTTCCAGTTCACCGCCGCGCCACTCTTGGAGTTGGCCTGTGTATACAGCGCCTTCAGTATGTCCACCGTGGATGCCATTTTCCACGCGAGCGCGAGTTTCCCAATGAACTCTCTCACCATAGCTCGATCCCCACGGTAACGGTATTTTCTTTCATCATCCACCGGCCAACCGCGCCGATAAGCCCTACCGCGCCGTCAATTTTGTTCTCCGGACGGTCCTTGTTCGGAAACACATTCTCTTTCTTGTCCATGTGCGCGGTCACGTTTGAAATCATCCACGTCAGCACCGGGTCGCCATTGTGCCGGATACGCCCGTCGCGGATGAGCGCGTCGAGTTCCTTCATCGGCTCGGAGAAGTTGCGGACCGTCATCCCGTATTCGACCATCGGGAAACCTTCTGCCATGCACTCGGTGGCGAACATCGTCGCCTGAAACGGGTCGTATGCGACCTCAGCGATCTCGTATGTGGATTTCAGATCGAGCAGATCGTCCTTGATGTACCCGAAGTCCGTCGAATTTCCCGGCGTGAGCGTGAGCCAGCCTTCCTTCGCCCATGCCTGATAATGGGACCCGCTCCCGTATTCGGCCTCGTCCTCCGGAAGGTAGTAGTTGCCGAACACCGCGTATCTGGTTTTCCCGTCCTCGCCGTCCTCGCGGAACACCAGCATCATGGCC